TTCGACACGGCAACGAGCGGTGCGGCCAATCTGATCCAGAAAGCTCACCTGCGTACGGTGCAGATCGACAAGCTGCGCGAAGTTCTGGCCGCTGGCGGCAAGGCTGAAGAGAACCTGCTCACGATGTTCCACCATATGCGCATGTTGCAGACGAACGAAGGTCTTACGCTGTTGGACAAAAACGACACATTCGCAACAAGTTCATATTCATTCTCTGGCTTGAGTGACATGATGCTGCAATTCGGTCAACAGATCTCTGGCGCAACAGGAATACCGTTGGTGCGATTGTTTGGTCAAGCTCCTGCTGGTCTTAACTCGACAGGTGAAAATGATTTGCGCATGTATTACGACAATGTCAACTCCCAGCAAGAAGCAACACTCAGAGAAGGTCTTCACAAGCTATTGAGGATCGTTTATCGTTCTGCAACCGGCGAAGAAGTTCCTGAATCTTTCGATTTTGAGTTTGTTAGTCTGTGGCAGACATCAACAAAAGAAAAGATCGACATCGCCAATGTTGGTTCAACAGCGATCAACAATGCTTATACAACAGGAACGATCGACCTTCCGACTGCAATGAAAGAGTTGAAAGCCCTCAGCGAATTGACAGGTGTTTTCGGTTCAATAACTGAAGCTTCAATCAAAGAAGCTGAAGCAGAGCCAGTTCCGTTGCCTGTTGAACAAGCTCCTCTGCCAGAGGAAAGTGTTGCACCAACAGACGAGCAGCCTAAACGAACAGCATTCGACAGAATCAAAGATTGGCTGAATCATGGCTAGGAAATTTGAACTCCCTAGATCAGTCGAAAGACGTTACGCAACAGAACTTAGACGTGTGGCTAGGATCGTTGGTGGTTTGGTGCAGTCTCATGTAGACGGCTCAACCATTCGCGATCCTAAAAAGTTGGCTCAGGCTATGCTTGATTATTCTGAGGCTCTTGGTCCATGGGCTGAACGGCTTGCCGCAAAGATGATAAGGGAAAGTGCTGCATCCAACTTTTCATCGTTCAGAAGCCATTCAGCAGCCATCGGTTCGTCATTGAAATCAATGCTAGCTGACACTGCAATAGGACAAACGGCAAGAGCGTTGCAGACGAGACAAGTTGAGCTCATAAAAAGTCTACCTCTAGAAGCTGGTCTCAGAGCGCAAGAGCTTGCTCAACAGGCTGTCATCGGTGGAAAGAGAGCGGATGTCGTTGCTGCTGAATTGGCAAGGACAGAAGAGGTGACATTGAGCAGAGCGACTTTGATTGCACGAACAGAAGCAGCAAAAGCCAATGCTGCGATAACGCAAGCCAGAGCCGAGTTCATAGGCGCAACACATTACATCTGGCGCACAGCCGAAGACGCTGACGTGCGAGAAAGTCATGCCGTTATGGAAGGTGTTGTATGTGAGTTTGCTAATCCTCCAGCAATTGAAGGAGAGGGCAACCATGGACCAGGAGAAATATACAATTGCCGGTGTTATGCTGAGCCTATAATCCCTGATCCAAAATAATTGTTTGCTTTTCAAAATAATTAGCGCATAATAATCATATATGGAAAATTTACCCGCATTCGACACAGCTCATATGGAGAAGCTTGATGGCTGAAAAGTTCTATTATTCTGCTAAGCTTTCTGAGAATATGAGTCAGACGCCTGAAGGCTTCCTAATCTGTCACAATGTCCCAATTTCACGCGCTGGTGAATTGATTTATGCACCAAGCGAAACTCCAGTAAAAGCCTTGAACGGTAAAGTTATTATAAGCCGCACAATCGAAGAAGTTCATGACATCGTTGCCATGGCCAGTTTCGAAGGCAAACCAATAACCATCAATCATCCTGAAGACTTCGTCAATCCGCAGAACTGGAAAGAACTTGCTGTTGGTTTCATCCAAGACGTTCGTGCCGGTGAAGGTGATGACGCAGACAAAATGATTTGTGAACTGTTGATCACCGACTACGAAGCTATCAGCGCAGTAAAATCAGGCAAGCTAAGAGAAGTTTCTTGTGGTTATGAAGCCGATTATGTTGAAGAAGAAATCGGTCGTGGACGGCAAGAAAACATTAGAGGCAATCACGTAGCACTTGTGGCAGCTGGTCGGTGCGGATCAGAGTGTGCCATTTTCGATCACGCACCAAAACAGGAGACTCAACCAATGTCAACTAACAAAACTTTGAAAGCAAAAGTTTTGGGTCTCTTCGGGAAAGCTCTTGATGAAGCATTGCCTGAAGAAAATCCAAACCCAGAAACTCCATCCATGGATGAAGGCATGCAAGCTATGGTGGACGCAATCATGAAGCGCATGGATGCTATGGAAGCAACTATCACAGGCAAGCCAGCAGCAGAGTCAGAAGCTGCTAATGTTTCTTCATCAGGCGAAGAAGCTCCGGCTGCAGACGCAACAGTTGAAGAACGTTTGGCTGTGATCGAAGCTGCTTTGGCTAAAATGATGACTCCAGAGGCTGAAGACGCTGATCCTGAAGCTGCTCCAGCTGAAGACATGTGTAAGGACGCTGAGACAATCGCTCGTGCTGAAATCTTAGCTCCTGGAATTGTTAAAACTGCTGATGTGAAAATAAAAGCACTTGACGCAGCTTACGCTACTGAAGAAGGCAAAGCCGTTATTCAGACTCTGTTGGCTGGTAAATCTTACGACGCTGCAGACAAAGATCTGTTGTTTGTTGGCGCGTCAGAACTGATGAAAGGTGTTCGTCGTTCAACACTGAACAGTTCACGGGTTTCTTTGGATCAACTTCAAGGAATGCAAGCTGGTGCAATGACGCCAGAAAAACTTAACCAAATGAATGCCGCACGTTACGGCACTAAGTAAGGAGAATCAAACCATGACTAGCTTTTTATATCGCGCTCCGTCTGGTGTTGCTGGTGACGTAACTCGTCCTGATGACACTGTTGTTGAGTCAGCTTTAATCAACTCTGCCAAAGCTCCAACAGCTTTTGGTGTTCCAGTTAAGTTAACTGCAGGCAAAATCGAGATCATCGAAGCCGGTGATGACGCAGCAGACCTTTTTGGCGTGCTTTCCCGTGTTGCTCCAGCGATCAACGGCAGTTTGGTTGAGACGTTCGGCTCAGGCACACCAAATGTTGAACAAGTTCAAGGTGTTGTTGTTGAAGGTTATGTAAACGTTAAATGTACAGTTGGGACTCCGGTTCGCAATGGCGTTGTTTACATGCGTGTTGTTGCAGACACAGGCAAAGCAATCGGCGACTTGGAAGCGACAAGCGACACAACAAACAGCGTTGCTCTTTCTGGCGTTACTTGGTCTGTTGACGGCAAGGACTCTAGCAACGTAACTGAAATCCGCATCAAATAAGGAGCAACAACATGAAAACATTTGACTCAACTCTAGCGTTCTATGTCAATCAGCTAGACAATTTAGACAAGACGCTGCATGAGCCGTTGTATAACGTTAGCTGGGGTCGTGACATCAAGTTGCGCTCAGGCATCACAATGGCAAACGAAAGCACCTCGTTCATTCGCAATACAATCGGTGCAGTCGGCACTCAAAATGCTGGTGGTTTGCCTTGGATCAGCCCAAACACAACAACACTTCCTGGTCTGTCTGTTGATGGTGAGCATATCACACTTCCGTTGCGTTTGCTCGGTCATGAAATCAGCTACACCTCTGTTGAATTAGAGCGCAGCCAACTTCTCGGTCAGCCAATTGACAGCCAGAAGATGACAGCTCTGAACACAATCTACCAAATGGCAACTGACCAAATGGTTTACATCGGTGACTCCGCTGTTGGTGCTACAGGTCTGGTGAATAACGCTGCAGTTTCTGCTGCCGGCGTGACAGCAGACGGAACAGGTTCATCACCTCTGTGGTCAACAAAAACTCCAGACCAGATCCTGCGTGACGTTAACGCTATGATCGAAGCTGCATGGGCTGCAACAGGTTATTCTGTTTGTCCTGACGAGTTGCGCTTGCCTCCAGCACAACTGGCTTCAATCGCTTCACGCAAAGTTTCAGACGCGGGCAACATGAGCATCTTACAGTACTTGGAAGAAAACAGCATCTCGCTGCGTGTCAACGGTCGCAAGCTGAATATCCAACCTCTGAAATGGCTGACAGGTCGCGGAGCCAGCGGTGCAGACCGCATGATGTGTTACACCAATGCGGAAAACTTCGTGCGATTCCCTATGGTGCCTGTCCGTCGTGAAACTCCTTACTACTTAGGCATCAAGTTCAATGCTCCTTACATCTGGGCATTTGGCGAGACCGAAGTTGTTTACGCTGAAACAATGTTGTATCGCGACGGCATCTAACCAAGAAAGGGTTTGAAATGAAGATCCAATTCAATGTTCCTGTTACACTGAATGCCGAAGACGGTTCAAAAGCCACTTTCGGCAAGGGTCTTCACGATGTTGATCCTAAGTTTGCAAACGATTGGTATTTGCAAGCTATGGAAAAAGACGGTTCTGCTGTCGTACTTCGTGAAGAAAAAGAAGTTGAAGCTTTAAATCCAAAAGACGTTTCTGAAATGTCTGTCAAAGAAGCTGAAAAGCTAATTGGCGATCTGGATCTAGACGGTCTTAAAGAAATGCTTGAAGCAGAGACAACCGGCAAAAACCGTAAGTCTCTGGTTGAGCAAATCGAAAAAGCAATTGAAGAAAAAGGTGCTGCCCAGTAATGGACAATGCTCAATTCCGTCTTGATTTTCCAGAGTTCGGAAACACGACTGTTTTCCCCAATCCCATGCTTACGTTTTGGTCTGGGATTGGGGCGAAGGTCATCTCTCAAGATCGCATGGGAGACCTATACAATCAGGTTTTGAGCCTTTTTGTTGCGCACAATATAACTTTGCAGGCTGGCAACATTGCAGCTGCAGGGTCTGGTGGAACTCCAGGACAGGCTTCTGGCGCAATCGCTAGCAAAGCCGTTGGTGCAGTAAGTGTAAGTTACGATACAGCAGGTGCCATGGAATCAAATGCAGGGCATTGGAACCAAACACTTTATGGTCGTCAATATATTCAATTAACAAGATTGTTGAGCAAAGTTGCTTACCAGCTATGAGCGTAAAAGTTGTCAGAGATCAAACCAGAAACGCACTCAAGGCTCTGGAGTCTTTGTCAGCAACACGTGTATTGATTGGAATTCCGTCTGAAGAAAATTCTAGAGAAGACGGTTCTCCGATAGGAAATGCTCAATTAGGTTACATCCATGAAAATGGAAGTCCAGCAAGAAACATTCCTGCTAGACCGTTTTTAGTTCCTGGAGTTTCAAAAGCAGAAGACGCTTGCGCAGAAGTCTTAGGAAAATACGCAAAAGTCGCATTCAAAGATCCAAGCGCTATAGAAAAAGGCTTAACTGCTGCTGGAACACTTGCAGTAAACAGCGTAAAAGCCACAATAAAATCTGGCGAAGGCTTTGCCCCATTGGCTGCAGGAACTCTGGCTGCAAGACGCAGAGCAGGAGCTCAAGGCACTAAGCCGTTGATCAGGACAGATCAGCTTCTCAATTCCATCAACTTTGTTCTTAGGAAGAAATGATGGCTCTTGTTGACGTCACTCAATTGTTAACAGACCCAGACTTCACGGACACAGTTCAGTTGATCCGCAGAACAAAAACAGTCAACACTTATGGTGAAGGTGTTTTGACCGAAGCAGCAGGTGTAAACGCGACAATGGTCGTGCAGCCTGCAACCGGCGATGATCTGAAAAAGACCTCTGAATCTGCAATTTTGACAGAATACATAAAAGTCTGGTTCAAAGGTGATTTGAATTTGCAAACTGTGAACGGCTATTCTGATATAATTGTTCACAGAGGCAGAAGGTTCGAATGTTACGCACCAGACGACTTCAGCAATTACGGAGCAGGTTACACATCTGCGATTTGTATATTGGAGAATCCTAATGCCTAACAGCAGCGCAACAGGTGGATTCTTGCAACAGACAGGAGCTTCAATAGAAGGAGAAGCTCTCAAACGTTTCATCCAGCAATTGATCGTTGGAGTCACAGGAATAACAAACACGCTTGTTAGACCTTTGTGGCAAGCCAATCCTCCAAACACACCTTCCATCGAAACAGATTGGTGTGCTTTTGGAATTCAGAATCAGATTCCTGACGCAAACTCCTACCACAAACAGCTAGACAACGGTGGTGCTCAGCTTCTGCGTCACGAAGAGCTAGAAATTTATTGTGTGTTTTACGGAAATAATGCAAAAATAAATGCAAATAAGTTGCGCGACGGACTAGAAATCGGGCAAAATAGGGAAATATTACTTTTGAATGGAATT